TAAGGGCCGTGGATTATATACCGGTCGTGAGCATAAGGGCCGTGGATTATATACCAGGGCTTCTCGCCAAAAGGTTGTTAAAAGTGTTAAAGCTGCTGGTCGTTCCTTTGGTCGGTTTGCTGTTCGCGGAGCTAGAACTGTTGGCCGTATTACTAAGGATACTGCGTTACAGGCGGCGAAGGCGTATGTAGCTAGAGAAGGCCCTGCTGCTTTGTTAGATATTATGGGTAGTGCTTATCAAGCCTATCGTTAATATTAACACGATTTATTAAATTTATTCCAGTATCGTTCACGTTCGAGTCTAGCGAATTCTTTAGGCCCTGGCGCCTTTGGTAGTCGCCTCGACCAGTATACTTCTTTGGACGATCTCTCTCTTGAAATTTGTTCTACTGGGTATTGCATACCAATTTTTAGTGTACCTAGAAATATTGGTACAAGCCCCCCATTTCGATCTACTGCACGCTCAATGTAATATCTTTGCATTGGAGCCGAGTGTGTTCCATCTTTTTTCTTTAGAAAATGGCTATGGATGTAAGTTGGTTTAAACTTCATTTTATTAATAAAATAATGATTATCTTGACTTCAACAATATCATTCCCGTATCGCGTCTGATACCACTTTCTTTGAACAGTTTTACTATCATGCTTGCATATTTCCAGCATAGATTACGTTCGCCTCTGTTGAACATGTGGTCTAGATTGTCAGGTCGTGTACCCATTGAGCTGATGTTGTATCCTTGGATTCGATTCAACAGCATACCTGTCGGTAGACCAGGTTGATCGTACTCGCCGTTTACATCTAGAACCCCCAGATTATATTCAGAACGTTTGACTATGATGAACGTGTGTTGCACAGCATTACTATCACTTTCAAATCTGAAGAACGCTCCATTAGGTATCATTTTATCTTTCATGAAGTCGTCAACGTTACGTTGATTTAACATCTTCGTCACTCCATAATAATAGTCGTTTCTGTCTGATCGCCAAAACATCGTTAGATTTTTGAAAAATAATGGCAACTCAAGGGCCTAGTATTACCCCTTGACTTTGACATTGTGACACGCAACTTTGTTTGCTGTCACATATTTACACTTTTTATAGGCCAAATTTGGACGTGCTCCAAGTTAAACTTGGGGTGCGCGTCACTTTTTAAGTGACTTGTTCCAGATTTTGCATGAGACTTTTATGGTCGAAGTTGTATTTGGGCTGCGCTTAGCTTCCAGTTTTGTGGAAAAACTGGGAAAAGGCACTTATTAAGTGACGCGCAGCCGAAATATAACTTTGATCCCATAAATAGTTGACTTTGCCATAGTGGAAAATTGTACCTGTGCAATTTGAACTTGGCATAATTTGCAAATTTGAAATTTGAAATTTGATGTCCGAAACCAGATGCCAATCGTTGTTAGGACTAGGTTCTGGTGTTTCACTCTCAACAACCCAACCGATGACGACAGAGGCGAAATCGCGTTGGCCACGTTGGGAGGAAACATCGGATACCTTACTTACCAACCAGAACGAGGTGAAAATGGAACTCCCCACCTGCAAGGATTCGTCTACTTCCCCAATAGACGAACAATGGGAGGTGCGAAGCAGCTGCTCGGAGTTACCAGAGTTCACCTCGAATCCATGCGAGGAAGCGTCAGACAGGCAATCGACTATTGCCACAAAGACGATACCCGTGATGGAAGCGTTGGATATGGTATGTTCGAGTATGGGGATTCTGCGGGAATCCCTTCGAATAATGGACAGGGAAGTCGAAGCGACCTGTCATCATTTGGCGATAGAATCCGCGCGGGCGAATCACTGCAGGAGATTGCTGAAGAGGATTTCACCACGTACGTTAAATACCACAGAGGTATTGCCTCGTGGATTAACCTCCAATACCAATCCAAGCCCTGCGGTAGAGGAGTTATTCCAGACGCACCGCGAGTTCTTTGGCTCTATGGAACTGCCGGATCTGGAAAGACTCGAGCAGCGGTTGAAGAAGCCGACACTAAGTCGGTCTACTTTAAGCCCGCGGACTCCAAGTGGTGGTGCGGATATGCACAAGAAGAGTGCGTGATTCTTGATGATTTCCGTGCCAATTGGTTTCCGTTTTCGTACTTGCTTCGTTTATTGGATATCTATCCTTTATCCGTCGAGGTTAAAGGTGGTATGATACAATTTAATTCGAAATTGATCATTATCACCAATACTATGAGACCTGAACAGGTATTTCATAACTTGGCGGAGCAAAACGATGGTAAGATTCAACAGTTGTTACGTCGTATTACAGAAGTTAGGTGTGTTGGCGAAGAGCCTACTTACACTCCTAATGTTGACGGTTTTCGACCTAGTTGAATTTACTATGATGGTGGCCATATTTATTTTAATATGGTTTATTCTAATTAAAACGTCATATTTAATATATCAATTAAATAATTAATTTATCTAATTAATTAAACACCCGATTAATTAAATAATTATTTTGATTAATTAATTTAATCAATTAATTACTTTTCTCTTGAACTAGGTCGGTTTATCCCGGCTTTTATTTCTAGTTTGAAGAAGCAATTGAGGGCTTTGCCTATGAATTGTCTTATTTCTTTCAGCGTTGTCATATTTTTACTGCTTAAATAAATGATTAGTTAATTACACTCATTCATTATTTTAATAAATATGCCGAAACGCACTAGAACTGAATCTGGTATGTATAGCAAGCAAGCCACTGCTGCTGCTATCAATGCCGCTATGAACGCTCGATTTCCTTACAAGGATTACGGTCGTATTATGCACAAGCGCGGTACTTCATCCGGTATTTCAAAATACGGAAGTAGTTACCGCGCTGCGTCTGCTGAACAACGTGCTACTCGCAAGTCGGATGGTTACTATGGCTCTGGCATGTATACCGGCCGCGGTGAGTATGGCGGTTCTGTGACTAATGAGCTTATGGCTGGATCTGTCAATAAGAGCCCTAGTTTTCAATCTGTTGCAGATGAATCTGGGTCTCTTATTGTATCTCATAAGGAATACATTGGTGACATTTTTGCTCCGGGTACTGCGGAGGTGTCACAGTTTACTGTGCAAAGCTTCCCTATTAATCCCGGACTTGAGCAATCTTTTCCCTGGCTTTCTCAGATAGCACAAAACTACGAGGAGTACGAGTTGATTCAGTGTGTGTATGAGTTCCAGAGCACGGTACAAGATATCAATTCTGCAAATGGCCAAGTTGGTACTATTATTACGGCAACGCAGTATAATAGTTCCCTTCCTGATTTTAGGGATAAGCCTGCTATGCAGGCCTATGCTCACGCAGTGTCTGGTAAGTCTACTGACGATTTGACATCTGGCGTTGAGTGTGATCCTTCTAAGCTCTCCGGCTCTGCCGGTAAGTACATCCGTGCTAATCCTACGGTTACGGGCGAAGACCTTAAAACGTATGATCATGGACGCTTTCAATTGGCAACTCACAATTTACCTCCTAGTATGGCTAGTGGTACTATGGGCGAGTTGTATTGTGCATATACGATTAAGCTCAGAAAGCCCAAGTTTTTTACCGGTCGTGGACTCGGTATCACTTCTTGGGAGGTTCTAAGCAGTGGTGGTGGAACTGACCAGCTTGCTGCCGCTACTTCCCCATTTTGGGCTAATCCGTTATATAACATCCAGAATAACATCGATATTAAGATGTCTTCTGGTGTTACAGATGCTGGTACCCGCAGTGCTGCGGGTTTGCCTGCGATTCCCGCTGGGTTTACTTCTGTTCAAGATTTGACTATTCCTGCATACTTTGCAGGTGATCTCGAGATTCAGGTACGTTTGGAGAATACTACTAGCGGTGGCGGTGCATCATTTACTGATGCCGACGATTACTTTAAGCTTGAGCTTACAGGTAACGTAGCACCCGTATACAATGTATGGGCTGGTAACCCATATGGTGCTAACCAGAACAACTGGGCTTACAAGGCCGCGTGTATTAGTGATTACAGTTTTATGCGCACATTTCACTTGCGCGTTGAACCTTCCACTAATGCTATTGACAACGTTCTTACGTTCGTCCATCATTTCGGCGGAGTAACCGGCGATCTTTCATGTTCATTAAGCATTAAAGAGTACAACACCTTTGGTGTTACTGGCAAGCCTGTTCTTGCCAATGCTGCTGGAGTCGTTCAGGAGCTACCCGGACAGGATTAATTTACATGTTAATCATAATTTAAGTATGTTAGCTTCAGGTGAAACAATCATGAAGAATGCTGCGAAAGCGGCTAAACATCTATCTTCTCGCGAAGCGAAAAAAGCTATTACATCTTCTGTCAAAAAAGCAGTAGCCGGTCGCAAGTATGTCGGCCGTGGTTTCTTTTTTAGCATTCCTGCTTTGATAGCTGGTGCGACAGCTTTAGGGAAAGCTGCTGCAGGCGGTGCTGCCTCTGCTGTTGGTGGTCATTTGGCTAATAAAGCTCTTAAGGGCCGTGGATTATATACCGGTCGTGAGCATAAGGGCCGTGGATTATATACC